ATTCTAAATTATATTCTACGGCTATTGCCATATTTTTATTAAAATCTTTCCACGGCAACACCTCTTTTCCTTTTTGTATAAAAATAGAAAACTTATCAGACTCTTCTATTATATTGCATATTTTATGGCCACCGTATACTTCTTGGCCCACTGCATAATGCATAGCGTCGTTTTTATAGTCTCTACCTATACTTATTTTACGAACCAGGCTCATCTTCTTTTATTGGCTCGTAAGTTCCGTCTTGAATGTTAATTTGTACTTTGCCGTACTTTTCTTCAAGCTTGGCTTGGAATTTTTGTAAATCGCTTTGGACTTCACTAGCAGCATGCTGCAGTTGGTGTTTTTGTAATTCTAAGTTTCCAATTTGTGAGGCAGCGTTGTTTAACTTACCTACATACCCTTGCAATTCTTCTAATTGTTCTGGCGTAATTTTGTTTACTTGGTTTTCCATAATTTTTAATTTTTTAAATTTAATTTAATTGTTTGGGTTATAATTTATTATCACTTGTTTTACTTAATTTCTAATTATTCTTCAGCAACCTCTTCTGATGGTACTTCAGGTACTACTGCAAAAGGCGCGTGAAATGTTGTATCAACTGGTGTTTTTTGCAATTCAATCTGTGAATCTAAACTAGCTTTCATAGCTTCTACATCTAATCCAGCTTCTAACCAAGCTATTACATTTGCTTCAGTTATGTCTGCATATTCAGTAAAATTATCTGCGTCATATACAACGCTGTGCGTACCTATAGATGAAGCTGTATACATCCCGGCGTCGTGATTTTCCGAAGCTGAATAGCCCCAGTGAATTGTGTTGATAACATTGTCTTTGCTATCGTGAGAAATTTTTGCGTCTAACGCATTAATTGTCCATTTGTAAGTTATTGCCATTTTTATTTATTTATTTATTTATTTATGCTAATCTTCTAAGATATATATTTACATTTTGGTTATATGAATTTCCCCCAAAACCTTTTACTCTAATAGTTACAGTTGTCCCACCCGATACATTTGTGACCTCTGATCCTCCACTAACCATAACCCAAGAGATTGTCTTATCGCCTCCACCAGAAGGATATAAAGTTCTAGGGGCTGTTTGATCTTCTTGATACCAAATATAATCTGTTACATTACTGCCATTCCACCCACTACCAACACCAACTTTTCCATAATAAAAATCTACATATGATCCCGAACCAGCAGGGTTTGGATTTATTCTTATTGTGTATTCCCATAAACCAGCGCCACTGCTAGAAAATGTATCAGCAAAAGATGCCGTTGTGGCCGTGTATACATTGGTAAAAAATTTACCGGTTGTATCGCCAGCTTTTATATTGCCGTTTACTTCTAATTTTTCTGCTGGTGATGTTTCTCCAATTCCTACGTCGCCGTTTGGAAGCATAACAAGTTTTTGAGAACCTGCTAATTTAATTTCCATCCCCCCATTGTTAATTCCAGTTATAAAAGGATTTATATCTACAGCATTCCCTCCTCCAAAATTTGTATTTAATCTTAATGTGTTTACACCAGCACCCCCGGTAAGTGTTTTAATTTCTAAATTAGCACCAGGCGAAGTCGCTCCGATTCCAACGTTTGCTCTATTTACTGTTAACCCACCTTCATCTCCACCAACCCATCTTGTTCCTATTGTAATAATACCTTTTGTAGGAGCTTCTATGTACGAACCATAATCAGCATTACCATCCCCATCCCCTAAAAATCTAAAGCTTTTTCCGCTTCGCATAGCGAAATCTGTATTTGCGGGGATAGTATTAATATTACTTCTTAATTGCAATAATACATCAGGCGAATCAGTTCCAATTCCTACGTTTCCAGAACTGTCTATACGCATTCTTTCTGTACTATCAGTATTAAATCTTATAGGCGCAGAAGAATCTCTTGTTGAAAGCCTTAACCCTTGTGTCATTCCATTAGGGGTTTCTATTGTGGCTGTGTTTTGGCTTCCTGAGGTAGCTGAATTTGTATCAACGCCAATATTTAAAGCTGCTAAGCCACTACCCATTGTGCCACTACCTTGATATATTCTAATACCACTTGGGTAATGGTTTCCTGGATTGGGATTTTCATTTCCAAAATTAGCAACAACATCTAAAAAATTAAATAAATTAGCTGTGGATGTGTTCCTATTAACTTGCAAATTAGCATCAGGCGAAGTAGTTCCGATCCCTACGTTACCGTTAGAGTTCAGTATCATAGTCGGATATGGTGTTAAAAAATCACCAGCATTACCTGCCACAAACCTATTAAAAGTTATTTTACCGTCTTGCATATACATCTGCGTGGCGTAACCATTACTTCTTAATCTCCAACCACCATTATAATATAAATTTTCTGCGTACCAACTATTGTTAACAGCATAAGATTGCATTTCTAATCCACCAGCTCTTATACTCGAGTTTGATTGTGATGCGATAACTTCTAAATGAGTAGTAGGACTAGTCGTCCCGATCCCGACGTTTTTATTTGATATTATAGTCATAGCTAGATCGCTATTGCTAACCATAAAATAAAGAGGATCTTCAGTTATATTTCTAATATAAGCACCTGTGCCTGCGTTTCCAATAGTGCCCCCTTCTAAATAGCCCATTAATAATCCGTAACTACCATTTTTATTTACACCAAACCATCTTTCTGAAGTACCACCTGATGTGCTTATTTGTACTGGTATATTACCATCTGTTAAAGAACCCGATCCAATACTTAATAGCGCTAAAGGATTAGTCGTCCCGATCCCGACGTTTCCATTTCTTAAAATAGTCGTTAAAACTGTTCCAAATCTACTAAAAGTAAAACCACTTGTGGTTAATGTAGAAAAATCTGTATTATCACCTTTCCTAATATTAAAATCCATTCCATTTGGTGCGCCATCATCAGTGGCGGCCACCAACGTCATACCAGTGCCAGTTGCATTACTTTTTGAAACTAGGCTTGGGTAAGAATTACTTCCAGAACCATTTGCAAATGACCAAGTTCCCACTGGTAATGTAGTTATATTATTAGTATAACCACTTGCTCCAACAAAAATATCTGTTTTACCTATTGGCGAAGCCGTCCCGATCCCGACGTTGCCGTTATTTTTAATCCTCATACTCTCAGACCAACCACCGTCATAACTATAAAAAGCTATGTTACCTGTAGCGGTTCTCGCTGCAAGTACCGCGGTTGTTTCATCTGTTCTATAGCCTATTGATAATCCTGTTCCATTGCTACCATCTGCAAAGTTAGCATTCATCAAAACATTAGTTATTCCAGTATTTATACCAGTTTTTCTAACGTGTAAATTTCCATCACTTGCCGCTGCGCCTATCCCTACATTTCCTGTAAAAGTTGGTGATTCTTCAAAGTTAGAAGTTATAACACCCGTTGAACTATTATACGACAATGCATTACCACTAACACTAACAGCGTCCCTAGCTCTAGCGTCCGTATAATAAAGGTTGGTACCTTCGCTTAAATCACTAGTTGTTGCAGCGGTTATTCTGGCATCTGCTCTAGCATCAGTATAATACAAGTTAGCGCCTTCAGTAATATGAGCTGTTGTAATACCACTTATTTTATCGCTAGTAACCGCATTGTCCGCTATATTACCTGTAGCTATCGTTAAGCTCGCTATTAAATCACCTGTTACTTTAGTGTTAGCCATTTATTTGTGTTTTTAATGTTTCTATTTCTGCTTTTAGTTCTTGTATTGCATTAACAAGTATAGGTATTAAATTAGAATCTTGAAGAGCTAATTTATTTTCATCTGAGTTGTCTATAATTACAGGATTTTCTCCTTCAAGTTCTAATATTTCTTGAGCAAGGAAACCATATTTTCTTTTACCTATTATTTCGTCACTATCTCTTTCTTTTCTTAAACTATAAGATGTAGGTTTTAATTTATTTACAAAATCTAAACCATGTGGCACATTGCTAAAATTAATTTTATCTCTTTTGTCAGAACCCGTAGTCCAAGCTACTTTTATGTAAGCACCGACTATAGCGTTTGAACCTATTACAATTTCATTACTATTAGTAGTCATTTGTCTTGGAGACGAGCCACTTCCTGCAGCAAAACCAATAGCGATACAATTTGTTCCTGTAGTTAATTCGTCTCCTGCAGTTTCTCCAATACAGGTGTGACTTGTACCACTTGTAATCTTTGCACCAGAACTTTTTCCTACTGCTGTATTTCCTGCTCCTGATGTTAAAACACTTCCAGAATCTTTTCCAATAACAACATTATTTGCTCCTGTTCCTGGTCCAAAACTTGCTCCTACTCCAATAATAACATTATCAGCACCTGCTGTTCTTTGTTGCCCTGCTTGACCTCCAATAACAACATTATTTGATGTTGTTGATGTACCACCACCATAAGAAGCAAGATGACCTATTGCTATATTGTTATTTCCTAATGCTAATCTTAAAGAAAGATAACCAATTCCAATATTTCGTATAACACCAGTTCCTGCTGCTGCCATAGATTCTTTACCTATAGCAATATTATCTGCTCCTGTTGTAATAGAATTACCTGCAAAAGTTCCTAAAAATGTATTTGAAGCACCTGTAGTTATATCGTTTCCTGCATCATACCCTATTACAGTATTATAAGAAGCATTACTCGAACCACTTGATCCAAAAAGAGCGGACGCGCCTAAAGCTGTATTATATAAACCTGTTTGATATATACCTGATTGAGTTCCTACATAAGTATTTGAAGCTCCTGTTGTGTTTGCATAACCTGCATCTTGACCTATAAACACATTTGACCCTCCTGAGGTGTTATTTCTACCAGCTTCTCCACCTATATAAACATTTGAATTTGCGGTGTTGACATAACCTGCTCTAAACCCTATCATTATTGCATTAGTTTGGCTAGCAGCATAACCTACTTGATACCCTATTAAAACATTATATGCTCCAGTGGTACCACTACGATAGGCCTCATATCCCACTACAGTATTGTTATCACCTGTCATTATAAGTGCTGCGCCTTGACCTATTACTATAGAATTACTTGCACCGGAGCTATTACTCATAGCGTTGTCTCCAATAATGACATTTGAATTTGCAGTGTTAGCTGCAGTTTTTAAAGCATTAAAACCTATAATAACACTGTAATTTACATTGTTAGTAACAGCATAGGCAGTTTGTGAGCCTATAAAAGTATTTCTTGTTCCTGTATTTGCTCTACCTGCGTAATACCCATAATATGTATTGTGAGAATTAGAACCAACATTTAAACCTGCGTCATAACCATAATAAGTTGTTCCTGTGGTTGGACCTATTGGTGGATATATACTTCCAGTGCTATTTATACGTAGTCTTTCAGACAAATCAGGAGAAGCTATAGTTCCATTATTTGTACTAAATATTAAACTTGCTCTTGTACCTGCACCTCCCTCTGCTTCATTCCAACTACCATCTTTTTCTATTGCAATTTTCGCTGCTTCTCTTTGTACAATTCCTGATGCCACTGAATATGCACAAGCATCAAAAATAATACTATGTTCAACGCCTGCCTCATTAGCACCACTAAAACCAGTTGCACCACCGCTCAACCTTAAAATTGATTCATCCGAAATCGCTGATGCTGCAACAGCGTGTATTTTATTTGAAGGCGAAGTCGTCCCGATTCCGACGTTGCCGTTTAAATCAATAGTCATATGAGTATTCGTGCCATTTAAACCACGAAATATATGATTGTAAGCATCATAATAATTATAACTTGGATTAATTAGTATTCGGTTACCATTTACGTGTCTAAAATCTGCCACTCCAATACCTACAGTACTTTGATAAACATCAATTTTTGTACTAGGCGAAGTATCTCCAATTCCTACGTTTCCAGAACTATCTATACGCATTCTTTCTGTAGTACCAGTAGTAAAACCTAAATTGTCTGTAGTATTAAAAATTGCTGCTAATTGAGTTGTTTGATTTGAGTTCCAAAAAGTTATTTGACTTTCACCATTAATACCTGCATCACGACCTATTAAATCAAAACCATAAGAACTTGCAGGTGCTTTTACTTGTAATTTAGAATAACTTGCGTTTGGTGTTAATCCAATTCCTACGTTTCCTTGAGCAAAATTCCAAGCACCAGAACGCAATTCTGTAGCATAAGGAGCGGACATGGATATTTGCATTGTTCCCCAAGAACCACCAACATCTGTTCCCCAATCTAATATTTTTGTATAATCTCCAGATTTACTTCTTAATGTTAAAGGATAATTTGTGGTTGACGAACCTCCTATCCCTACACTTCCTGCAAAAGTTGAGTTTCCTGTAAAACTAGGTGAAGCTAACGGCGCTTTCAAACCTAAGCTAGTTGCTGTTGTAGTTGCAAAATTTGGGTCATCACCTAAAGCTGCAGCTAATTCATTCAATGTATCCAATGTAACCGGGGCTGAATCTGTTATAGCTGCTACTATATCTGTTTGTGTGGCATAACCATTTGTTGATAAATAAGAACTCACTCTTGCATCTGTATAATACAAATAACTAGCATTCTCACCTATATCAGCAGTAGTAATACCGTGGCTAGTTTTTAAATTACTCTGGACTATTACGCCGTCTGCTATTAGTTTTACTTTAGTTTGTGCCATATTAATTATTTTCTAACGTTTCTATTCTAGCTTTTAAGCTATCGTTATCTGCTTTTAGTTCTTGTATTGCTTTTACTAAAGTTGGAATCATATCCCCCATTTTTAAAGATTTCTTTGTTTCCTTATCATTATATTTATAATCATCAACTAAATCAGGTAAAACATCTGCAACTTCTTGAGCTACAAAACCTGCAATATTTTTTCCATCTCCATTTTTCCAGTCAAATCTTCTTGGTTGTAGTTTCATTACTTCACTTAAACCTGTTTCAAGTGGTTTAATATTTTCTTTTAAGGTAACATCTGAAATAGCAGTAATTGATGTAGATGTAGCGTGTATTGCTCCAAGACCACTTACATAAAATCTATAAACTAAGTTTGTTGTATCCCAGGAATGCCAAGTACTAAATCCACTTGAAGGTATAGAAGCAAAAGATTCTCCACTTGCATCAAATCTTATACCATTTGTATTTATATTAAGTGTAGTTTTACCAATAATAACAGCCCCGTTACTTGTAATACGCATTCTTTCTAAAATACCACCACCCGACCTTGTAGCAATAACACAAGCACCATTATTTGAGGATGTTCCTTCACTAACTACTCCAATAGCAGCTACAGGATTACTGCCTTCATTATCAGAACTACATTGTAAATTTATAAATGCACTATTTACAGTTCCATCATTTGTTTTATTAAAAAATCTTGCTACAGCTTGTTGTGTATTTGTACTGTATGCGCCATTAACAATATCTACTACATCTAATTTTTTAACAGGCCCAGTCGCCCCGATCCCAACGTTCCCGCTATTTAAGATTGTTAATGTTTGCGAGCTTGAGTGTGTTCCTAAATATAAATTTCCCACTGCCCCAGTTCCGCTTGAAGATGTTGTTATTGTTGCATTACCGCTAGAACCTGTAACACTCATATAAATCCTATTCCAATTAACAGAGTCTGCTTCATAATCAGTACCCCAAGCTTCTATGTAAGAACCGTTTGAAGAAGCATTTGGCAGAACTCTAAGAACAGAAGGCCCGCTTCCGAGTGGTTTTAAATGTACATAATCTGCTGTTTGTGGAGATTTATTTAAAGTAAATCCAAAAGATCCCCCTTGTACTTGTATTCCTGGGTTAGCGGTATTACCCGCTTCATTAATGTGTAGTAATTGTTGAGGCGAAGGCGTTCCGATCCCTACGTTGCTGTGAGGTATTATTATGTTAGGATTATTATTAGCATCAGAGTAAAGACTAAATCTTGCATTTCTAGAATCATAAATACCTGCCGCTCTTGATCCTCCTGATACTGGATAATATTTTAACCTAGTATTATAATCATCTACGTTATCTGTTCTTTGTACTTCTAATCCCCAATTTTGATCTACATTTGCAGCGGTACTATTTGCATATACACCACCATTATAGTTTAAACCAAACCCAATAATACCAGTTGCTACTAATTTATGCTGTGGCGTAGTTGTCCCGATCCCGACGTTTCCTGAACTGTCTATAACCATTTTACTTTCTACTCCTGCTGTACCAAAATGTATTTCATTTGTTCCTGATGGACTATCTTGTTGAATTTTTAAAATTCCAGTACTTTCGTGTAGTAAATAAGAATAATCACCACCTGAGCCATCACCATTACTATCGCCATCTAATATAATTCCAGCACTACTTGCGTCAGTACTGCCAATTAATAAATATTGAGCGCCTGTTGATTTTATTTTAGCTTGATAAATAGATGTGCTTTCAATTTCTAAAGTTGGTGCTTTTACATTTCCTGCAAAAGTTGAGTTTCCTGTATTGGTTATACTTATTG